ATCAGGGACTGCCTCACGAATCAGTCGTGGAAACTAAAGCAGATTGATACTACCGGAGGCACATCATCATGGGACTTGAAGAACATCACTCTGCAAGGTGGACCATCCACCGCTGCTGATGTGATCAACACTGTTACCTATCCGAACATCTGGGCAACAGCAACTGTGCCTGTAATATCACGAGTACGATTCGAGAAACCATTGAATTGATATATGTCTCCACAACAGAAGCAAGTAGTCACGCACCTGCATCAATGGTCAACCATCTTGTTCTTGCCTGTCATCACCTTCTTAGTTGCGGATATCTACCGTGACTTCAAGCTGACCAGAGATAAGGTGATCCAACAGAGTGAGCGAATCGAATACCACGAAGACAGATTAACAAGAGTAGAGAGATATGTCTTTAATCAGTAGCAGCGAACTCATACAAGCGTACGGTGATCCACGCATCAACACATCTGCGTGGGAGAGGCAGAACATGAGGTACTATCGTGTACCCGGATTCATCAAAGAGAAGAATCCGTTCCTGCCAAACATCATCTATATGCACCGAGAGTTCATTGATGTCGTTGATGTCTGGCTCACTGCTCTCACCTTCGGTGATCTGATCAAAGAGATCAAGACCTATGATGGATGCTGGAATGTCCGCAATAAGAGAGGGCAGAGTACACTTAGCGTCCATGCCTTCGGTATGGCGATAGACTTCAACGCTACTCACAATCCATTTAAACTAACCAGAGAGCAAGCCATCGAGAGAGGGTTGAAACCATTCAGCAAGGAGTTCATCAAGGTGAGTCGATCTTACATGGACTGCGGTGCTGACTGGCGCACTACTCCTGATGGTATGCACTTTCAAATTAAACGCATAGATGCAATACAATCTTGAACAAGCACGGCTGTGGTTTAGAGACGCACTGCCCACTACTCGTCCCAATGGATTCCAAGTGAATCGTGATCTGATGATCTTGGATGATAACACATCATACGTGTGGCAAGATCCACAAGGATGGATAAAGGTAGTGCTTCCGTTTGGTGCGACTGGACCTCAAGGTCCTGCGGGTCCACAAGGTCCATTGGGTAATACTGGATTGACAGGTCCACAGGGTATGCAAGGTGAGACAGGACCGCAGGGTCCTCCGGGACCACAGGGTCCTGCTGGCAGTGGAGGTGGAAGCATACCGACAGGGAAGACATACTATGTCACTAACGAGACAGAGCTACGCAATGCAGTCACTGCTAACGCTGCGAAGATTTACATCGTGCAAGACATCGGACTCACGCAGTCGCTCAACCTACCTAAGACATCGCCCAACAGATTCAAGGGTATGGTGATTGATTTGTGTGGAAACACGATATTTGATAACTCTGCCAATGGTCTGACCTATCTCATAGGACGAAAGCCAGCAGATCAGAACGAAGCACTGAACATCATGCAGAGTTGGGCATTCATCTTGCTCAATGGTGCGTTACAAGGTAAGAGCGCAACGCAGACAGGCACACTGCTTGATCTTGGTGCGACCTACAACTCACGCATTGAAGGAGTCAATGTCATCAATGCGAAGGTCGGCATCCATGTTAAGTTCGGACTTATGACCACGATCCGCAATTCATTGAGCAACTCCATCAGCGAACAGAGTTATGTGCTTGACAATGGTGATTGGGCAGGTGCAGGACTCAGCAATGCACAGAGCAATCACTCTTTAATCGAGCAGGTGCGTGTCTTCAATCGTGGTGGTAACTTCAGTGCCATCTCAGTCATCGGTGCATCCGGTGTGATCATCCGTCAGAGCATCAGCGAGGGTGGCGATCCGCAGCATCATGTCTTCTGGGACTCTAAGGGAGCGACAGTGGTGAAGGATGGGAAGATCGAAGGATTCCACATCGAGAGCAAGTCAACGGTAGCAGGGATCAAGGTGAAACTTGCGTCAGGATATATGACGATCTCCGATGTGTACAGTCAGTACGACAACGTGCTGATAGACGCTGAGTCTGTGCTTGGATATCCGCACCTATACGTGAAGAATATTCCGTGGTTTACAGGAGGAAGTAAATTGAAGACATTAGGCACATCAGTCATATGGAACTTTGAAGAGTTATACTTCGATCCGACTGATGCGACTAAGTGGGTGGGCAATGTCAAGCCCTTCTACTGGAGCTGGAAAGATATGCGCCAGAGTCCTTTCTGGAAGGGCAATAGTATTCAGATCAACTCACAGACATTCCAATGATAAAGTGGACTAATTACTGGAAGCCGACAACGAAGACGATGCGAGCAGTCGGTGACACGCTGCTCGGTGTCGGTACTCTTGCGAGTAGTTATGGCATCATGGAGGGGCAGAAGGATATCGCCATCATCTGTCTCGGTAGTGGTGTGGTTGGAAAATTTATTACTAATTTCACGGCTGATGAGAAGAAGATACCAAGTGGAGATTCTACTGATGATTCTCCTTCTGACAATAATAATTCTGATGAAGTATGATTTTGATTGCAGCAATATTAATGCTCTTACCAACGATCCCACTATGTGCGTGGATAGCTTATGAAGTATTCGCAGAACAACGAACAAACGATAATCAATAATTATTTTCAAGGACACATCGGTCGTTTCCTTGACATCGGTGCATACGATGGCATCGCACTAAGCAACACATATGCGCTGGTGTTAGATGGGTGGAGTGGTGTGATGATTGAAGGCAGTCCGATGACTTTTGAATTGCTCAAGAAAAACATCACGCAGGATTCAGTCACGCTGATCCATGCACTTGTTGATGTAGAGGAGAGCAGAGAGGTGACGTTCTTCGACAACACAGAGGCAACTGCTACCATGAACATAGGCAACTACGAGAAGTGGTTGAAGGCAACACCGTTTCAGCAATGCACTATGATGACCACACCTATCTCGGAGATACTTGACGAGCATGGTTATGCTTATGACTTGGTGAGCATCGATGTCGAAGGTGGTAGTGCTGATTTATTCAAGTGGATGTCTGCCCGGATGCCTGATGTGAAGGTCTGGGTCGTGGAACACGATGGTCAGGACCTTCAATTGGAGGGGTATCAGGTGCTGGACCGGAATGGGGAGAACCTTATTTTCGGTAAAATCAACTAAGAATTAACAAATTTTAAGTAAAATTTTGTCGCTGATTGTCAAGCAGTTAGCAAATATTTTATGTTTATTTACTTATTAAATTTGGAAGTTAAGAAACTATGACTGTACATTTGCCTATCGTTAACAAAAACAAACAACAACATTATGAAATCAAATCAGCACAATCACGGTAATCTTAGTGCAAAGCAGGCGGTTGCCCTTGCGAAGCAATGTTTCAGAGAAGAACACGGTCGCAGAGTTCCAAACAATGCAGGAATATCAGTTCATCCCCGGAATGGCGGTGGACGGTATGTCCTGATAAGTGGCGCAGGATTAACGACAGAATTCTATTTTAACTAACAGCATCGGGGCGCAGCATCCTACACTGCAACAACAACAATGACAACAGAGCAACAACAAATCATCGAACGATACTTCAGTAGAGATGGTGAGCAATACCATCTAAACACTGGTGGAATCCACATCGGTTTCTTTGAATTTACGATTAGCCGGGACACTCCCGTAGTCTTAGAGATTAAAGTCAACCATACTGTGATCACTATGTGGAAAGAAGTAAATCAATTACACATTACTATACTATGAAACAACACGAACTTAAAGCCATCAAGACATCCCTAAAGTTCGGTGACGTGGCGATCATCGCAGCCGAGTGCGGTGTCAGCACTGTCACCGTGCAAGCTGCGCTCAGAGGCGATGCAATGACCGACACAGCGAAGATGGTTATCGACCATGCCAAGCACCTCATCAAGTTGAGGGAGGATAGAATTGAATATCTTAGAACGGTCATCAAACCGAAATACGGAAAGCTATGACCATCATCGTCACCAACTCGTTTATGCGCTACCTTAGGTGGACTGAACTAAACGAAAACACAACCATCTATATCACTGCCAATGGATCACTTCTCTATACTCTTGACCTCCATACACCTTGAGTTACTCGCAAACATTATCAGGACAGAGTTCGATGTAAGTCCCGATGACGAGTATTGCTGGAGCTTGATCGACCTCGCTGCTGCGCTTGAACTCTATGAGTTAGCAGCCGAGATGAAGAAGGACTTATTAATCTCATAACAACAACAACAACATGACAACAACAAACAACATCTGGCACACTGATCATTTCTGGCAGAGTGCCGAGCAGGACAAGATCATCCCTGCGTTATTGAAGTTCCATCGCTCTGAGATCAGGGTTAGCAAGGACAGAACAGTCCCGGTTGGGGGCAACAGGACCAGATCCTACACAACGCTTGACGAGATCATGCGTGTGATCAAACCAGTCCTCGCTGACTCCGGAATGTTCCTCATCCAATCTCTCGCTGGTGGCGATGTCATCACGATGGTCGTGCATGAGAGCGGTCAGTTCATTGCCTCCAGAGTGGGCTTTGTACCGATGACCGGGAACAATACCAACAACCTCCAGAACGCAGGAGGGGGGCTGACCTATTTAAAGAGGTACTGCATTTCTGCCCTTCTCGCTGTCAACGCAGAGGATGACGATGACGGTGCAACGAGTACTGGCACGGTAGTAACACCTCTCAAGGACTCGCAGATACCTGCAATCAAGAAGGCGATGGCTGATGGCTACACGCTGGAGCAGGTGAAGAGCAAATACAGTGTAACACCGAAACAACTTGAACTTATAACCAATGAACAATAACTATTCAAACCACCCGCTCGACATCACTGACCATGTGATGCAGAGCAGTCATGATGTCAGCAAGGCGATCATCGTGGATCACGCTAAGAGTCTACTGCAACTGATCGAAGAGGGTCACATCGACCCTCTCTCAGTAGCCATGCAGATGAAGTACCTGCAAGATGTGATGGAGTTGGCAAAGGAGAAACTACGTGAGTACGTCATCAACGAACTCTCCAAATACCCGAAGGGGCAAGACATCACCAAGCACGGTGCTACCTTCCAAATAAAGGAGGCAGGAGTGAGTTATGATTATTCTAACTGTAATCATGCACACTACAACGAGCTGAAGCAGCAGATTGCTATACTCACTGATCAGTGCAAGGAGATCGAGAAGTTCTTGCGGACAGTGAAGGACTCGATGACCGTAGTGGACGAGTCCACAGGTGAGATCATCACTATTCATGCACCTATAAGAAGATCAACAACAACATATCAATGTACATTTAAACCTTAACTCAACAACAACAATGAGACAGAGAACTCCACACAATCCAGAAACTTTCAAGCAAGCTATTGTAGCAATCATTAATTTGATTGCTGTAAAAAAAGTAAGATTAGATGAAATCAGAAATATGATAACAAAAGAATATCATGTCAATAATTATTTGGGCTATATTCTTAAACATATTAATGTTATTATCATAAAGGAAGGTTATGTATATATGAATCCAGATTGGACAATGAAATTATCATTGAATCCAAAACAAACGATTGATGAGATATATCAATTGTGCCGAGAATACTCAAGCAGACTTTATAAAGAAGGTAATGAGAAAGCTAAACAAAGAAAGTTAGAAGAGCAGAAGCAAACACAATTACAATTGCAGACTCCAGCAGTTCCAAGCATCAACGATTGGCTATCTCAACTACCAATCGAAGATATCATAAGATTCGTACAATCTAAGAACTATATCGTACTAAGACACAATGGAGAATAAAGAACCAATCACCCAGAAGCAGTTCGCCCTCTTTATGTTCATCACCCTCAGTCAACAGGCTGAGGGGTGGGCATACTTCCTCAAGGACAACCTTCGCATGGAGTCCAAGATGATCCTCAATCGCTATCTTGCAGGTGCGAAGTCGCTGATGAATCATATCACTGACCTGTACAACTTCGATGATCTTGTCGATCACGCAAGCGTATGGTCTGACCTCATGCGCCTGATGATGGAACTGCCCATCGAGAAGCGTGAACTTCTGTACACCGGGATGCTGGAGTTCGTCAATGGCAACATCAAGATCGAAGAGCAGATCACTCCGATCACTCCTATCGAACAACAACTCTCTGAGCCATCATGACCCTGCAAGAACTCACGCAAGCGGTATGGCAGGAGAAACTATCTCGCTATCCTTACTCCGCAGCAAGGAGCGAGGCGTTCCTTCCCCTTCCATTCACTGCGAGAGATGCGAACTCACTCACAAGGTCCATCGAGGCGTTCATCCGCATCACCGGACATTACTGCGATCGCATCAACAACGTGGGCATCTACGACAAGAGGACAGGTAAGTATCGCAGTGGAGGGACTCGCAAGGGCATCGCAGACATTATGGCAACTAAGAAGGTCGAGTACGATGATCGCATCTACGGCATCGCAGTAGCCATCGAAGTCAAGTGGGGCAAGGATAAGATGTCAGCGGATCAACTCAAGATCAAGGCAGAGATCGAACGTACCGGAGGTGTGTACATCATCGCCCGGACATGGGAACAATTCATACAAGAATGGAACAATATAAAGTAACTATGCAAGTCAAAGACATTACTCCCCTACTCCTGCATCCGCACCCGGTCATCATCGAACTTGGAATGTGCGATGGCTATCACAGCAATCTGATGCTGGAGCAACTGCACTCTCTCAATAAGCCATACACTTATCACGGTGTTGAACCAGTCAAGCACCTCTATGATCGAATACATCTTAAGTATGCAGGGCAGAAACACAACATCGCCATTGCATCAGAGAACGGTGAACTCGACTTGCACGTAAGTGGAGGATCACACCCACAACATGGAAGCTACTACGGTAGCAGCAGCATCCGCAGTCCTAAGTTAGTCACCCAAGCATGGGAGCGCATGACCTTCACAACGCAGCGATGCACTGCGATGACCTTCGATACCTTCATTGAGTCAATCGGTCTAACAGATAAACGCATTGACTTCATCTGGGCAGATATTCAAGGAGCAGAGATCGATCTCATCAATGGAGGACAGCAAGCATTGAAACATACTCGATATCTTTACACTGAGTACAACAACTCTGAACTCTATGAAGGATGTCTTGATATCAATGGCATCCTTGCACTGCTCCCTGATTGGGAGCTTGTGCATGACTACAACGGAGACGCACTACTCATCAATACACTACTATGAACCAGAAACTACTCTACACCATCATCGCTGTACTGTCGCTGACAGTCGTGGTCCTGCTCTTCCGTCCTGAAAGAGTCAAGATCGAAGAGCGCATCACCGAAGACACAGGACGCATCAACGAACTCGTCACTGAGATCAATCATCAAGACGAGCGCATCAACACTATGCACGACTCTCTGACGCTGCTTGTCAAAGAGATCGAACTGAAACAGAAACAAATCACCAAACTAACACGCATCAACCATGAGAAGAACTCTATCATTGCTCGTATGTCTAATGACGAGCTTGTCCGCTTTCTCACAAACCGCTACAAGTAAGGACTCCATCATCGCACTGCCCAAGCGCATCGTGACTAAGATGGTGCAGGACTTGGTACGCTGTGATGATGACCGGGAACAACTGCGTCTGTGCATGGAAGTCAACACCAACTATGAGCAGGCACTGTCTGTCACCGACAGCATACAAGCCATGCACAAGAGTAAGATCGCTTCACTGCGTGAGTCTGTGAGCGTGTACGAGACGCTCACAACAGATCAGGAGTTCAAGATCAGAGGGCTGGAGAAAGACCTCGCCAAGCGCAAGAAGGGAAACCACTGGTGGAAGGCAATCGCCATCGGTGCGATCGGTGGCATCGTAGTCAATCACATGAGCTGGAGGGGGTGGAGATGATTCACTTCTCACTATTCTCAGGCATCGGTGGATTTGATCTTGCATCAGAGTGGATGGGATGGAAGAACTACCTCAGTTGCGAGATCAATGAATTCGGAAACAAAATACTTGAATATTACTGGGCAGATGCCTATCATCACAGAGACATTCACACATTAACTTATGAAACAATCGACATTGAACTTTCCAGAAGATTTGGATCAGACTGGAGAAATGATGACATCATCATCACCGGTGGCTTCCCATGCCAACCCTACTCTATGGCAGGAAAACGATTGGGCAAAGAAGACGAGAGACATCTCTTCCCGGAAATGCTTAGAGTCATTCGGGAAGTTCAGCCGAAATGGATCGTGGGCGAGAATGTTCTCGGCATTGTTAATTGGTCAGGAGGGCTGGTATTCGAAGAGGTGCAAGCTGACTTGGAAGCTCAAGGGTACGAAGTCCAATCGTATGTACTTCCAGCTTGTGCCGTCAACGCTCCCCATCGAAGGGACCGAGTTTGGTTTGTGGCTTTCAACACCAAGAGCAAACGAGATACCAAGATCGGAGGAATTTGCCAAAGGAAGGACAATGAGTCCATCGGAATATGCAAAGAAAATGGGGATGCTCCCAACCCCGACAGCAATTCAACGGGAACACCCGGAGAGAGTACAAGCACTACAAGAAACAGGAGCAACATCAATGTTCAGCAGAGCGAACGGGGAAGCAAGACCGAACTCAATATTAGACCATCTTCAATTCCACGGAATGTTGCCGACACCGATATCAGGAGACTGGAAGGGTCAGTTGAGGTCGGACGGAACTGCGAATATGTTGAGCGGAAAGATGGCACTATTGCAGAAGGAGGGACTCCTACCGACACCGACAGCGACTGGTTGCGACAGGAACACAAACTATGCACAAGGGGGAACTTGCCTGAAGAATGGACTGATGAATCAAGGACTCCTACCGACACCGATGGCATCCGATTGCGGAGAGAAATCAACGGGATTGGAAAATCAAGATTCACTAACGAAGCGGGCGAGATTGGTAACTGGCAAAACTTCCCAACTCAATCCCCAATTTGTAATGGAGATGATGGGTTTTCCTCCCGACTGGACGGAATTACCTTTCCTAAATGGAGACAAGAGTCAATCAAAGGCGGTGGAAACGCCATAGTCCCTCAAGTAGTGTATCAAATATTCAAATCAATAGAACAATATGAACTCTCTCAACAATCTCCTGATCCAATGGGATGACATCGGACTCAAGGTAAGACCATCACACAGCGCATACAACTCGTGCATCTCTCGCTACTTCGAAGCTCTCGATGGCATAGACATCGCACCTCCACACCTGCGTGAATACTACATCGTGAGCAAGCGCAAGTGGGCGAGACTATCTCGACTGCTCGATGAGATACTCACGCACCAAGACTGGAACAACTCTTAACTACCAACAACAACATGATCAACATCAACCAATCACTGCTTATGCACTTCCTACGGTGCAGGCAGATCAACGGCACTCCCTCAGTCCTCGACATCGTACTACGCATCAACAACACCAACACACGCACTGTACTCCCTCCGGGTTGGCAGTGGAGGTGATCACTACCACAACAACATGAGCAAGATCACCATCTTCCCTTCGGTGAGAGAGACATCGTCTGGTCACTTCATCACCATAGAGACCGCACTGCAACGCATTAAGAACAACCCAAAGCAGCATGACCTCATACAACGCATCCGCAACTCGACAGACAAGGCGCAGCGTGATGAACTCAAGCGAACGCTACCTGCATACTGCTTCTCCGGGATGTTTACACGGAAGAACACAGCGTCTATTCAACAGCACTCAGGACTCATCTGCCTCGACTTCGACAACGAGACACGTGAGAACATCCTACGTGCAGGGGGCGAATACATCTATGCTTGTTTCCTATCGCCATCAGGCAAGGGGTATAAGGTGCTTGTCAGGATCCCTCCTTCCATAGAAGATCATACCAACTACTTTCTTTCTCTTAAGGATCATTTCAACCTTCCTACCTTCGACATCAAAGTCAAGAACATATCGACAGCTTGCTACGACACTGAGGACCCGGACATCTACATAAACACCGATGCACCTGTGTATCTCAAGATGAACTATACCGAGTCGTTCAAATCTTTCACGCAGATACCAGCAGGACTGCTGATGACTAACTCATCACGCATCATCGACAAACTCCAGAAGTGGATCGACAGGACCGACTCGTTCACGGCAGGACGCAACAACTATATCCACAAGTTCGCTTGCGCCCTCAATCGCTATGGCATCACCATCGTTGAAGCACTGCGCTACCTGCAACAGTTCGCACAACCAGACTTCAGCAGTGAAGAGATCGAGCGCACCGTCAAGTCAGCGTACAACCTCAACCAGAGCGAACACAAGACAGAGTTCTTCAAGGACGCTGAACCACTCTACGCAGTCCAGCAATGGAAGCGACAACAACTACCACTGCAAGATATCAAGAGTCAACTGATCACTAACTACCAGATCACCGGGCAGCAAGCAGATGACATCATCACCGAAGCGAGCAACGCACCTGCATCAGATATCTTCTGGTATGAGCGCAAGACTAAAGTAGGCATCATGTACCACGTGGACAAGACAGCCCTCCGTAAGATATATGAGCGTTATGCCATCAGACGCTATAAGATCAACTCAAAGACTTGGATGATGGTGCAGATCGATGGGTGCAAGGTCAGAGAGATCGTCATTGACGAGATGAAAGACATCATACGCAGACACTTCGACTCGCTGCCTGTCACGATCAACAATACTCCCAAGCACATAATCCAAAACCAACTGGAAGACCGACTTGACGAGAACTTCCTGCGCCCAGACAAACTTGCATGGCTGGAAGACTATCAGATCAAGTTCAACCGTGATGACCTTAACACAGCCTATTTCTACTACCGGAACTGTATGCTGAAAGTCACAGCCGACAACATCGAAGTGTGCGACTACACCACCACGATGGACTCCTACATCTGGGCTGATCAGATCATCGACAGAGACTTCGAACTGCTGACCAAAGATCAGATTCCATACTCTGAATACTGGGACTTCATCCGACTAATCAGCACCGGAGATCAGATGACCGAAGAGAACATCCGTAACTTCGACTCTATCTGCAACACCATCGGCTTTCTCCTGCACGGCTACAAGGACAAGTCCAACCCGAAGGCAGTCATCATCACAGACGAGATCATCTCAGACACAGCGCAGGGAGGTGTCGGCAAGGGCATCTTCATTCAGGGCATCTCACACATCAAGCGCACCGTGAAGTTCGATGGCAAGCTATGGTCGTGGACGAAGCCCTTCCTATACCAGCGTGTCACACTCGCAACGCAGGTGCTTGCATGGGAGGATGTCCTCAAGAACTTTAACTTCGAGAAACTATTCTCCCTGATCACCGATGGTATTGAGATCGAGAAGAAGAACAAGGACTCCTACTACATCGACTATGCTGAAGCACCCAAGGTGATGATCACCTCCAACTATGTCATCAGCGGTCACGGTGACTCGCAAGAGAGACGCAAACACGAGATAGAACTCAAGAGATTCTTTCATAAGGACTACAAGCCGGTCCAATACTTCAAGCACAACCTCTTCGATGGATGGGATGCCAAGCAATGGCAGCTCTTTGATAACTTTATGATGTACTGCGTGGCTCAGTACCTTGATGTCGGACTCTTACCAAGCACCAACAACACGCTTCGCTATAAGAAACTGATCAACACAGTCCCGGAAGAAGTCATGCAATGGATTAAGGAGTTCGTCATTGTCGGAGTCGAATACAAGCTCACTGATATAGTTGATCAGATCAGGTCAGCATTCCAAGAGCATCAGAAGACCATGCACAGGACAATCATGCAGTGGATCATAGACACATTCAAGTTCATGAATCTTAACGTCACCAAGAAGACAAGCCGAGATGGAGTGTACTTTACGGTGGGGTGATCCATGCACATGATGCCAGAGGTCATGTCTATGCCCGGTCAATGTGCGACTTCGATGATTACTGGCGGGATCGGTGAGGGTCATGTGGGGCAAAAACGAGGCAGATGTGATGATGTGTGAGGTTGATGTGACGTTGTTGCGAGGATGTAAATCGCTGATATTGTAAGATGACGATTATGTGATGATGCCAAGCCTATCTATTTTATATATATTATATTATTTTTTTTATATTCCTTCTTTACGTTTTTTTATATAAGTAATCATAACATCATAACATAATAAGAGAATCAATAAGTTAGATCATAACATTTCATCACATTATCATCACGCATCATCACAATGAATTTCTGATGAAGATTCAACAAGTATTGATTAGTGCATGAATTAAAAAACTACGTTTACAAGTTAATCATAAACAACAACACAATGGAACAGAAAGACAACACTGGCGCACTGTTCGCCAACGACAAGAAGACAGCAGACAATCATCCTGACTACAATGGGAAGTGCATGGTTGATGGCAAGCCGAAGGACCTCGCTGCATGGGTCAAGACCAGCAAGTCTGGGCAGAAGTATCTGAGCATTTCGATTAAAGAGCCGTATAAAGCCAATACAAGCCCTCAGACGAACGATCGCCAGTCGGTTAATGTAGGACACTCAGATTTGCCTTTCTAAGCCTATAAACGAAATGAAAGCCATTATTTACAAAGATGCCCGTAAGCAGTGGAGATGGCGCATCCTGTCCCGCAACGGCAGGATCATAGCCGACTCAGGTGAGTCTTACACCAGACGATCAAGGTGCATGGATGGACTCAAGCTACTTCAGTCTATCTGCGGTCAGGAGATTCAAATCATCATCGCATGAACATCAGTTTGGTACACCCCAGCTTCAAGCGTCCACGACAGGCGCATGACTGCTACAAGCATTGGGTGATGAAGAGCGACAATGCCTGCGAGTATGAGTGGATCATCTCACTTAGCGACAATGATCCGACTGCATCGCAATACATCCACATCTTCAGGCATGAGCCGGTCACCATCATCAGCACGGGAGCGACCAACATGGTCATGGCATCCAATGCAGGGGCGAAGATCGCAGGGCAGGACATCTTGATCCTCGTCAGCGATGATATGTTCGCACCTCAAGGATGGGACTCGCTACTGCTTGACTGGTTCGCTCGGCATCCAGAGCCTGCGGTCCTGCAAGTGCATGATGGCATTCGCTCGGACATCCTGACGATCCCGATCATGAACAGAGGCGCATACGAGCGACTCGGCTATCTCTACCATCCCAAGTACATCAGTATGTTTGCCGACAACGATCTGACTGAGACAGCGAAGGCGCATGGTATGTACCACGTTGACGAGAGCATCGAGATAGAACACAGACACTACACGGTAGGCAAGTCTCAACTTGACGAGACATACAAGCGTGAGAACTCAGCAACTGCATGGACACACGGACAGCGACTATTCAATCAACGACAGAAGATCGGCTTTCCGCTGTGAAGCCATTGTGGACGATCTACATCCTGACCATCACCGGGAGGGAGTCGATGCTCGCACGACTTCGCACACGACTGGATCCCCAGATTGACTGCAAGCCAGTGCAGGTGATCGTGATTAAGGACAACAAGGAGCATAGCATCGGAGAGAAGCGACAGTACGCTGTGGACTCATGTACAACCAAGTACATGAACTTCATCGATGACGATGATATGATCAGCACGAACTATGTTGATCTGATCTTGTCGCAGCTCAAGCGAGATGTGTATGGTGTCGGATTCAAGGGTATCATCACTACCAACTCAAAGCAGCCTCTGGAGTTCGTGCATCGTGCCGGGCTGAATTGGAGCGAGAAGCCTGAGAGATACGATGGATCGATGCGTTACCTTCGTCCTCTCAATCATCTCAATCCGGTGATGACGAGCATAGCGAGGGAGATCGGATACAAGTCTATCAGCATGGGTGAAGACTATGACTATGCGCTGAGACTCGCTGAGAGTGGGCTGGTGAAGGATAAGACGTTCATTGATCAGTTCCTCTACTACTACCAATACCGTTCGAACAAATGACATACACAGACTATCCCAGAGCGATCAGCGAAGCAGCGGAGCGAGGCATCAGGTTGAACGATGAGATCGGCAATCGATGTGCTACGCAGGTCGGGAAGGTGCGAGCGCAGCAGTTAGCGAACCGTGAGCCAATCACTACGATGACCGTGAAGCGGATGTATTCGTATCTGAGTCGTGCAGGGGAATATTACGATCCTAACGATGACACTGCGTGTGGGACGATCAGCTATCTGCTATGGGGTGGTGAGCCAGCGTTGAGATGGGCTGAGAGGGTGCTGAGAGAGGAGGGCGAGATTGAGTGAGTCTGTGTGTATCTTTGTACTATGCCTTTCAAATCAAAAGCACAGAAGAGTTATCTCTACGCTACCAATCCGAAGGTGGCGAAGGAGTTCGCTCGCAAGACCACACCGAAGCAGATGAAGTCGCTGCCGAGTAAAGTGAAGAAGAAGACATGAAGCTCAAGGACAAGATCGAGAGACTGCTCGACTCATATGACGAGTACACGATGAGGCGAGACCTCGCTGAGTTGTCAGCGCACGATCGTCTGAAGATGATGGCTACGCTTGCGGAGTTCATCACTCCCAAGATGAACAGGCAGGAAGTCAAGACTGACGATGGTACGATCAACATAAGGATCATCCGTGACTGATATCGCCATCAAGCTCAAGCGTCTGCACTCAGGGCAGGAGCGAGTTATCAGTGAGGCGAGCAGGTACAATGTCTTGAAGATCGGTCGCAGGTGGGGAAAGACCACGCTTGCGGTGAATGAGTTGCTGCCACAGGTTGCGCTTGATGGGAAGCCATGCGCTTACTATGCTCCGACTTACAAGGACTTGCACGATGTGTGGCTTGAGTTGAAGTACACATTGAAGCCGATCATCGAGAGCAAGAACGAGCAGACGAAGCAGATGCGTCTGGTGACAGGTGGCGTGATTGACTTCTGGAGTATGGACGAGCCTGACTCAGGCAGGGGGCGCAAGTATGCGAGGGTCGTGATTGATGAGGCAGAGAAAGCCAAGAAGTTCAGGGAGGCATGGACGCAGACGATCATGGCTACTCTGCTCGACTACAAGGGCGATGCGTGGATTCTCAGCACTCCGAAGTTCGGGAGGACGTTCTTCAAGGAGCTATTCACCAGAGACGATCCGAGCTGGTCAAGTTTCAACCTGTCAACTTATGACAATCCGCATATCAACCACGAAGAGGTGGATCACCTGCGTGATCAACTCGATGAGTTGACTTTCCGGTGCGAGATACTTGCAGAGGATGTTGACCTCGCTAACAATCCTTTCGCTTACGCTTTTGACATAGACAAGCACGTACATGATATTGCTTTCGATCCGCACCAACATATCTATCTCTCGTTCGACTTCAACGTGGACCCGATCACTTGCATCGCAGTCCAGCACGTAGGCGGGTGCATCAACGTGATTGGTGAGTTCGCACTGCGTAACAGTGACATCTATCAGTTGTGCGATTCTATCATTGCCAAATATCCGAAGGCATCGCTCATCGTGACTGGTGATGCGACAGGGGCGAATCGTTCTGCGCTCACTGCCGGGAACACCGGGTACTACGATGTGGTGCAGTCTCGGTTGCGGTTAGGCAGGATGCAGATGCGTCAACCTGCTGTGAATCCAAGCGTAAGAGATACGAGGGTGCTTGTCAACAGTCTGCTTCAGAATTACTGCGTGCGAGTTGACAGATCGTGCAAGGGGCTGATCACTGACCTGAAGTACGTAGAGGTGGACGAGGATGGTGACATCATCAAGGACAGGAGTACGGACGTTCGCAAGAGCGATTTGATGGACTGCTTCAGGTACTATTGTGCTACGTTTCATCGTGATTGGATTCGTTATTTATGATGTATATTTGTATAAAGATCGACACTAATGGCATCAGTATATTTCAGAGCGAGATTCAGATTTGCAATTGCAGAGGCAACGAGTGTTAGTTGGTTATATATAACTGCTGATATAAATGGTGATAATTATATCCAGACTGCTTTTGCATTATCTCAGGACATGACTGATTCAGTTCAGAGAGCATCAGTATTCAACCAGTTAGAAGTTCAAGTTTTACAATATGGTGGATCAATTGTCACTTCAACAGATTCATGGAATTTAGTTGGTGGTGATTATATATGGATTGTGGACATCGAGAGTACCACACCGACATCGCCATCATCTGTTGGTACGAGAATTATCTGGGCTGCTCCATTAGTTTATGGCATTGGTGATTATTTCTTTCCTTTCACATGGACTGAGTGCGACACACCACCAACACCGATCGACACTACACCGTGCGACATCTGCTACGATGTGACTACCGATCCATGCGAGAGTACAATCTTCTTGCCCGGTCTTGATGCAGACACTACATATACACTCACGATGACAGACAACAATGCAGGAGTCAGCTACAACTACGAGGTGACAACAGACGAGACAGGTGAGGCATCAGTCATCATCGCTGACTTTCCAGTCGGTGCGTTCAGCACCTTCAGCAACTACACGGTGACGATCGTTGACGAGAACGGTGATCCTGCACAGGTGACGATCGGTTACACGACATACGATTGCTACAATCTTATATTCACACCATCAACAACAGTAACACCGCAGACATGATTAGCAATATGATTGACACGCTGATGTTCATGCTCATCAACAGTATGTTCATCAATGGACTCAAGTTAGCAATGGAAGAGGGAATGATCCTCTCATGGCTTGGCAAGTGGGGAGAGAAGTGGCTCGGCTATCTATGGCAACCGTTAGGCGGGTGCGTGACTTGCATGGCGAGTGTCTACTCGATCCCATACTGGCTCACCTTCGACTGGAATCTGCCGATGCTGATCATGTACATCCCGGCACTCGCTGCTCTCAACACGATCATCTATAACAGATACTTCGCACATGATTGAGATCATCAACTCATATCTGATCAAGATGCAATACTTCCCTCTGGGGCGATGTGCTTGTAAGGGCAAGCCATTCCGATGGAAGCACAGCGATGGTCATGAGGTGATGCTGTTCAACGATGGGAGATGGCAGTTAAGACACAACGGAAGAACTACGAGATATGGACAACAAGAAACAATATTGGGCGAAATTCAAGAATACTATTCGCAACGTCTGGGCGAAGATCATCACTCGTCTCGGTCACAAGCCGATCTGGCAGATTGAAGAGGGTCATGTGATTGAACCTGCCTTCATCAGTGGAGGAGTGCAATACTACCGATTGAAGGACTACTTCAATACTTTCAGTATGCGAGGGCTGATGGCGTTGCAGGTGTATGAAGAGTGGAACATGAGGATGCAGAAGGAGCATCTGGTATTGTTCATCGAGGCGTTCGACAAGATCATCAATGATCCAAAGCAGATTAAGATTGGTGAGTTGGTGAAGATGGTGAATGCCTTGAAGGAGCGAGTGGAGTGGGTAGTCCCGACATCGGAGATCATCTATAAGTTTGCGAGTGTTGCGTTCTTCGACAAGAATGAGAGTCCATACAGTTACGATCCTGAGTATTGCAAGCAGAAGATTGAACGCTGGAAGGAGGCAGCTGATGTCAGTGATTTTTTTATCGTGACGCAGCTGAAGGATTTGCTGCCATTGCCAACGCTATCAGAGGAAGATTTGCGGACTTGTTTAACGGTAATAGATCAGTTGAACATCATGGAGAGGGAGAGTCTCCAGCGTATCGCCTTGCGAAGCAAAACGAAAATGGATTCATCCAACGCACTCTGATCAATCAGAGGTATGGCGTGAATTGCATGAAGCTCACATTGTGGGAATACTTACTACTAATTGAACACACAAATAAATCAGAATAATGGGAAAAGAAATTAACATACTTGCACCGGAGTTAGGCTTCGGGTCATTTGGCATCGCAAAGGTTCAGATTGAAATCACAGAAAATGAAGAGACAATAAGCAGTCGATTGTATTACTTCAACATTGCTGAGTTTAGTTCCTTCTGTGACACTGTCAATACAGAGTTCGGATCTATTCATTTCGGTCAGCATTACATCGGATTGAGCAATGGAGACTATGATGTCTTACGATACAATGGATCGGAAGTGAACAGTCCTTATGTTATAGTATCTGACTTATCTGAAGCGATCGCACAGCTCGCACCGTAATCATGCCAACCTACTCTGTTGTTGATTTCAGCGACACTACGGTCAAGCTAACCGAAGACAGTCTGGAGTATATCTACAAGAAGGTGTACTGCCTGACTGCGGTGTATGGTGACTATGTGTATTTCTACACGCATCAGTTAGAGACTAATCTTCTGCGTCAGCAGTATGCTATTCTCTACACTGATTGCGTTGCACCTGTCGGGACTTCAGCAACTGATCTGAAGACGAAGATCGATGCGATCATCAACAACTACGCAGCGAATGCGCCATCGGTGTACTACGGCAGTTACTACGACAGCACGAATCAGACTAACGCAGGAGCGACAGCGGAGAACATCATCCAGATCGGGAGTGTATTTGAAGAGAATGGTGTGAGCATTCAGAATGGTGATGAGATCACCGTTGTCAATGCCGGGACTTACAATCTTCAGTTCAGCGCACAGTTTGAGAAGGGCAGTGGTCCTGATGCGTATGTGCAGTTGTGGTTGAAGTTGAATGGTAGCAATGTCGCTGACAGCAATACTGAGTTTGAGATTCATCACAACAACGGCACTTATGTCCCTGCATGGAACTTCGTCTTGTCACTCAACGCAGGGGACTATCTTCAACTTGCATGGCATAGTTCGTCAACATCAGTTCAACTATTGGCGCAAGGCACAGCATCATCACCGACACGACCAGCGATACCGAGCATGATCGTCACACTCACTGAAGTGATGGGCGTGAGTGGTGGTGGTGGTGGCTTCGATCCTGCATTAACTTTATCTTACATATCATCATACTGATGTATTTATCAGCAACGACACATATACTTGAGATACTCTCTGATGCGACAGCGACAACGAATGAGCCTGTCTATTCAGTGGCGTACAACGATCACACAAGTGCAGGGATGACTCTGCCACAGAGTAGCAGTCAGGGATTGCTCACTGGCACTACACCAGTGACTGCGGTGAGCGCACCGGGAGCGAGTACGACTCGGCAGATCGCACACTTGACAGTGTACAATGCAGACACGGTGACGAGGATCATCACGGTGCAGAAGGATGTGAGTGCTACGAATTACATCGTAGTGAAGGCATCGCTTGCCAGTGGTGCGACCTTGCAGTTCAGTCGTGAGAATGGATGGACGGTGCTGAACACAGGAGCAGGGCAGGAGAGTCTTGTCCTGACGCAGTTCATTGCAAGTGGCACGTGGAACAAATCAGCGACACTCAAAGCAGCGTTAGTATGCTGCTTGGGTGCAGGTGGTGGAGGAGGTAGTGGAAGACAGGGAGCAGCAGGTGAGAACAGATTTGGTGGTGGTGGCGGTGGAGGCGGTGCGCTTGTGTGGAGGATGTTCCAAGCATCGAGCATGAGTCCATCGTATGCGATCACAGTGGGTACTGGTGGTGGTGGCGCAAATGGTCAGGCATCAACATCGAACAATGGCAACACAGGCACGACTGGTGGAGATAGTTCGTTCGGCAGTGCAGTGATTGCAAAGGGTGGTGTTGGTGGTAGTGGTGGAACAACGACAGCAGGAACGGCAGGAACAGGAGGAACAGCAGCAGCGTCATCACCTGCGTATGGTCCTTATGCTACACCAGCAGCGAGTGGGTCAGCAGGTCAGACAACATCAAGCTCTGCGGTAGGTACTCCCGGATTAAGTGGATCACTCGCAGGAGCTGGCGGTGCAGGGGGGCAAGGCATAAACTCGGCTAACACATCAGGCGTTGCCACATCAACAGGTGGTGGTGTCTATACGAATGGTGTGTTGATCACTGGACCCACGACAGGCAACGCAGGTGTTGCGAATCAGGCGTTGAACTTTATGTTTAGCACATCGCTCAGTGGAGTGTATGGTCTCGGCACAGGCGGTGCAGGAGGTGTTCCAAGCAACATCGCAGGTACAGCAGGTGGGTCTTATGGTGCAGGTGGTGGAGGCGGTAGTGGTACGCTCAACGGCACAACAAGTGGAGCAGGAGGGTCAGGTGCAGGGGGATTGGTAACAGTGTTAGAGATATACTAAGATGGCGATAACGGAAACAGTAAACATCGTATTCGGTGTAGTCAGTGACGAACTCGATGATAGCATCGATAAATTAGTTCGTGCAGGGAAAGTTTCTAAGGAGACTGCTGCTGCTTATAAAGAGTTAGAGAACTCCAGCAAGAAGGCTACAATTGAACTCGAGAAATTAAATAAAGAGTTTGGCGAGAATAGTCAAGAAGCGTTAGAGGCGCAGAAAAGAATTGATGAGCTTAATAATAAACTAAAAAAATTAGATGAAGAAGTAAAGACAACGGCAAAAGATTTTGTTCCACTTCGTCAACGACTCAAAGAGGCAAAGGAAGAACTTCAGAAAGCAGAGGCTGCATTTGGACCATTTAGCGCAGAGGCGCAAGCAGCGAGGAAGAACGCAGGTGCGCTGACTGCTCAGCTTGATGATTTGAATCGTCAGATTAAATTGATTGAGCCAGAGGACAAGATCAAAGCATTCAGCAATCTTGGTCAGGGTATTGTCGGATCGTTCCAAGTAGCAA